AAGAGTTAGCACTAAAGTATAAGGTATCTCAACCTCTGTTAAATCAACTCTTATCTTACAAGACATACAAACGGTAGTCTTATACCACGAAAACCCCGTAAAACGAATCTTACGAGGTCTGCGAGGTGGTGTCTAGATTAAGACACACTATATTCAAATTCTACATATTCCCATAGGTAAAATTCTATTTCAGATAAATCACTACTTATGTGATTTTCTCTACAGATTATTGTAGAATTTATGCCATCTTTATGTTTAAATATGTAGTAGGCATCATCATAAATATACACTCCATCTACAGTATCTTGCCATTCGGCATCATAATCATACTCATCATAAATATGCTTATAC